TGGACCGTCTGGACCTGTAGCACCTGTATTACCTTGAGGACCTGTTGGACCTTCTGGACCTGTTGGACCGTCTGGACCGGTAGCACCCGTATCTCCTTTTGGACCTGTATCTCCTCGAGGACCTGTTGGACCGTCTGGACCCGTAGCACCTGTATTACCTGTAGCACCTGTTGGACCTTCTGGACCTGTTGGACCGTCTGGACCGGTAGCCCCAGTAGCACCTGTAGCACCTGTTGGACCGTCCGGACCTGTTGGACCTCTGGTTCCTTGAACACCTGTAGCACCTGTTGGGCCGTCCGGACCTGTTGGACCCTGCGCGCCCTGTTCGCCTTTTGCTCCTTTTATCAATACAGGATCTTGAAGATCGTCTTGAACAATCGAGGCAGAGTCAATAGCTAATGCTGCAATTGTCCACTTAACATCAGTAATTCCTGGAACAGTAGGGTCAATATAAAAACGTCTAGTATTGTCAGTTAAGCCGCCGCCAACTACAAGCCAGTATCCTTGAGCATTGATATTCAAGCTAGGAGTAAGTTTTGTAAAGTCTGTAGTTGCTGAACTATTTGCACTGCCTGCATAAATACGGGACCAGTTAGTAGTATCAGAACTAGGATTGGTATTGCTTGTAAATGAAGAATTTGCAGCGTAAACACCGTAGTTTGTTTGACTTGACGCCTGATTATTATAAACTGTAAGAGATCCAGTAACGGTTCCAGGCCACTGTCCACCATCATACGGGCCTACATCAGAAGTATATGCAGAAGAAGGAGCAAAAGCACCTGTTCCACTACCTGCCCAAATTCCTGACTCTACACCGGTTTCGTCAGAAGTAGTATCATCAAAAATAAGATTATTATCAATCCAAAGACGCTGACGGCCTACATCAGGCTGGAATTCCCACACAACATCATGAGATCCGCCGTCAAAATAAGGGATCGCACTAATTGGAGCATGAGAAATAATTGTGTCTGTGCTTGTCTCTGTTTCAGCTGCTTCTGAGCTTCCTGACTGCATATAAAGATGATAAACACCGTCAGAAGCATAATCCACAACTGCAACATGACATCCTACACTTGCTCCGCCTTTTTCAAACAGAGTTCCTTCTGCGCTCCAAGAAGAAGGCAGAGTTGTAGTAGCTTTCATTACTACATTTAAACTTCTGTTTGATGCACTGAATAGTCCAGAATCTGCAATACTATTAGATACTGCTTGAGTTCCACTTGAGGTAAGGCCAGAAACAGGATCTACACCGTAAGAAACTACGTCGTTCTGTGTGTAGGCTGTTCCTGTTACCCACTCATCAATTGTAGGCGGTGTATCCAAAATTGTATCTGGCGCAGTTGAGAAGTATTGGAATACTCTTAATCCTGCTACCCCTGTAACACCTTGAGGGCCTTGCTCTCCTGAAGGACCCGTAATACCTTGAGGACCAGTAGGACCATCAGGGCCCGTAGCACCTGTAGCACCTTGAGGACCAGTAGCACCTGTAGCACCTGTAGCACCCGTTGGACCGTCGGGACCTGTAGCACCTGTAGCACCTGTAGCACCTGTTGGACCTTCTGGGCCTGTCGGACCTTCAGCACCTGTAGCCCCCGTTGGACCTGTAACACCTGTATTTCCTCTAGGGCCTGTTGGACCGTCTGGACCCTCTGGACCCGTAGCACCTGTAGCACCCGTAGCCCCTTCTGGACCTGTCGGACCTGTCGGACCATCTGCACCTGTCGGACCAGTAGCACCTGTATTACCTCGAGGGCCTGTTGGTCCCTCTGGACCTGTAGCACCTGTCGGACCTGTAGCACCTGTATTACCTCGAGGACCTGTTGGACCGTCAGGACCAGTAGCACCTGTTGGGCCTGTAGCACCTGTATTACCTCGAGGACCTGTTGGTCCATCAGGGCCATCTGGACCCGTAGCACCGGTAGCACCTGTAGCACCTTCTGGACCTGTTGGACCAGTTGGACCATCTGCGCCCGTTGGACCAGTAGCACCTGTATCTCCTCTAGGACCTGTTGGACCGTCCGGACCGGTAGCACCCGTATCTCCTTTTGGACCTGTATCTCCTCGAGGGCCTGTTGGACCGTCCGGACCGGTAGCACCCGTATCTCCTTTTGGACCTGTGTCTCCTCGAGGGCCTGTTGGACCCTCTGGACCTGTTGGACCGTCTGGACCTGTTGGACCTGTATCTCCTCGAGGGCCTGTTGGGCCTTCTGGACCTGTTGGACCGTCTGGACCTGTTGGACCTGTATCTCCTCGAGGGCCTGTTGGGCCTTCTGGACCTGTTGGACCGTCTGGGCCTGTTGGACCCGTATCTCCTGTAGGGCCTGTAGCACCTTGTGGACCTGTTGGACCGTCTGGACCTTGTGGACCCGTATCTCCTGTAGGGCCTGTAACGCCTTGTGGACCTGTCGGGCCGTCTGGACCTGTCGGGCCGTCTGGACCTGTTGGCCCTGTGCCTCCTGTTGGGCCTTCTGGACCTGTTGGACCGTCTGGACCTGATGGACCAGTTGGACCGTCCGGACCAGTAGGACCATCTACACCTTCTTTTGACTTAGAAAAGCTTTGAGTAGTTTCTACTGTGGCAATGTTTTCTACATTTATACTAAAGTTGATCTCTCCAACATCTTGTGTAAACGCAGTAATTGGCCCTAAAACAAAGGACTTACTATTCGTACCTCCTGCTACTGTAGCGGTTCCTACCGTAACATTCGTGCCCGTAGGAGTTACACTGAACTCTCCCGCACCTGGTGTGCCTGTATCAGCAACGTTTGTTAGCTGTTGGCCTCCTCGATATAGCTCAATTGTAGTGCCTGACCCCGTAAATGTAGCATTGTTTCCATCTTTATCTGTAGGAACAGTATGAGCAGAGTTTGTATTAACAATTGTAATACCGGCTTTTGAGTCAATACCAATAATTGAAATTGTATCAAATGCAAGCTCAGTTTGGTCTCCGTTCGACACTCCTACTCGAATGCTATTGTTTGTGAAGGCATTTGTAGGAATGGTATACGAAGCAGTATCTTCATTCCCTGTTCCTGCACTAAACGCAGTATCATCTACTATGCCGTCTCCAGTAAACTTAAACCAAGGAGTGTCTACATTTTGAGCTGTTGCAGTAAGTGTTAATGTTCCGCTCGGATCTGGATTTCCTTCCGTATATACAATTGAATAATCCGGAGAGGTAAGCTTAACCGCAGCCGCGTCTGTTCCTCCCGCGCCTGTAGGCCCTATAGCACCTTCAAAGGACTTTGAAAAAGATTGAACAGTTACAAATTGAACATTATTTCCTTCGAAATCAAGAGTTGTAAGAGTATAAGTAATACTCGCAACATCTGCAGTCATTGCAGAGTGCGCACCAATTACAAACTGCTTATTTGTAGCATCATAAGTTATACTGCTCGATGCAGTGATTGCGCTTGCAGCAATACTTACAGAATACTCTAACTGAGTAGTAGGAGCACTGTTTACAGGAGTCATTTGCTGGTTGCCGCGGAACAGTTCTATAGTAGTTCCTGAGCCTGTATAAACTCCTGTGCTTCCGTCAGTGTCTCCATTATCTACAGGAATTGTGTGTGCGGAGTTTGTGTTTGACACAGTATATCCGCTTGTTCCTTCAGATATTCCAATAATTGAGATTGTATCAAATGCAAGCTCGGTTTGTTGAGTATTAATCGTAGAGCCATCAGAAACACCTACTCGAATACTATTACTTGTAAAAGCATCAGTAGGAACAGTATATTCTTTGGTATTTGCAGAAGCAAAAGCAGTATCGTCAGTTACACCATCTCCTGTAAACTTAAACCAAGGAGTTGTAAGATTTTGTGCAGTTGCAGTAAGAGTCAACGGACCCGCAGGGCTAGCAACATCAAACTCATCGTATACAATTGAGTAATCTGGAGAAGTAAGTTTAACTGCTACAGCGTCTTGACCCGCCGAACCTTCAGCAAAAACACCTACCAGAGTAGGTGTCGACCAGTCGTCTGGATCGCTTGTTCCGTCAATAGTAACAGTATCGAGCTGTCCAATTGCAGCAGCAGTAGTTTTCCATAAGTAAGGATTGCTTTCACTAACGTTGCTAGCAGTAGTAGACCAGCCATTGCCGGGACTTCCTCCGATTGCTCCAGTAGAGAACGTATAAGTTACATCTGCGTTTGGCCCTGAAGGAGTAGTTTCGGAGTTATTGACTTGGAAGAGTTCAATTGTCGCAGCACTAAATCCTGTTGCGCCACTAAACTCTGCTGGGCCTGCCCATTCTGTATAAAGAATTTCATCAAGAGCTCCTGAACCATTAACAGTTGCAGCGATAATCCACAATTGCTGATTTGCTGCAAGTGTTGGGCCACTTGGAGTAGGGTACCAACCTTCGTCCCCTACTTCATACTTATTATTTCCTACAACCTGCGCATCAGTGACAACTTGACCCGTTGTAAGACTAACAACTACAGGCTCAAAAGAGCTTGTAGGAAGACTTGGAGCATTCTCAGAAGCTTTGTATAAGTATACAAGAGCAGTTGAGTTTCCTTTTACTCCTCCTCTTGATTTCGCAAAAGTTTGAAACTTTGAGAAAGTTATATCATCCGAGCCATTTGTAGCAATAGCTCCTACCTTAATTTGATACTCTAGGTTTTCTTGATCTTCTGAAGTTTCTCCAAACTGATGAGGGCCTACAGTAGCAATCGTTGTTCCATTGCCTGTAATGGTTCCTTCTACAATATCTGCATTGTTTACTATAGTTACCGTAAATTCTCCTGCACCTGGATCTGCTGCAGTAGTATAAGTATAGTTTTCTCCGTTGTGGAAAACTTCAATAGTTGTTCCAGATCCTGGAAGATCAACATTGTAGCCTACAAAAGGCTCTCCCGTATCATCGCAGGACACAGCATGGGTTTCATTTGAGAAAACAATTGTGGTTCCAGTTCCTCCAGTTTTTATAGCTACAAGAGATACTGAGTCCGAAGCATAGATATCATCAGACGTAATTGCTGGAGTTTGTGCTGTTTGATTCCAGTTTGCAGGCTTTTCAGCAACTTCAACCTCCATTACCTTTGAGCCGCCGTTTGTTCCAAAGCTTCCTATAGCATCTATAGTTGCTGGAATAGAAAAAGGCGCTGTAGTATTTTCAGTCCACTGTTGCCCCGCTACTGGCTCATATACTGTGCCATCTAGTGTAAATTTAAATAAAGCATCTACAAAACTACCTGCAGATGCAGTTAAATCTATGTCACTATCTGCGGATCCATTGTATACCGGATTTTCTCCTTGAGCATCATATACAATTGAATAGTCTTCTGCTTGAAGTTTTACAGTTCTTGCAAGGCTTCCTTCTGCAGGACTTTTAACTCGTACAATACTCCATTCTGCTTCTCGTATTTTCTTTGCATTAGTAGGATCGTTTTTCTCTCGAACTTTTGCAGTAATTGTAATAGCACTTCCATCCCCGTAAGGAATGTCATTTACAGTATCGCTAAATACTCTTTTGATATACTGCTGCTTAACACCTCCATTAACAATATTTGTTGGATAGTTTCCTACGTTCCAAGAATCTTCTGCATCGGAAGCGTCTCCTCCCGTTAAGTTTACATCTGTCCAAGATATTTGAAATTCCGGCTCGTCGTATCCAATTGCGAGTGCTCGAATATCGATTGTGTCTGGTTGTTGTTCTGCGTTATCTAACTCATTATACGCTAAGAATGCTGTTTCAGAGTCTAACAGTAGTTGTTTTTGCTGTATAAGATCGGGGTCAATTACAAAATATTGCTGGAATAAGAAATCTCCTAAATTCGCATCCCATACTACACTTCCGATAATAAAATCTTGAGAATAGCTAGGTCGTAGCTCTGCTCTTTCTATTGCTTCTGTTTCAAAAGCAAATTCAGTTAGTTCATTTGCAGGCGCAAAAGCTCTATCAATGTATAGTTCTGTATCGTTTCTTACATAAGTAACTCGAGCAGCAAGATCGGTAGTAAATCTAATTACATCTCCGACTTTATATTCTGTTTCAAAAGAGGTATTTGTGCCTTTAACTTTAGTACTAAAAGCCTTTACATCTACACTGCCTGTAGTTGCCGCAAATTGATTTCCTTCATTAACATCATGGAAAAAAGTGACGCCTGCAGTTTCTCTTCTCGAAACAAGTTTAAGACAGTCAGTAGCGCCATCTCCTATTTCGCTAAAGTCTACATATATGTAAGCAAGCGGATTCCCATCAATTTTTTCATAAGTCCACTCTTCTCCCACATTATAACCTATTCTATATACAGACCAAGAGCTAAAGGTTCCTGCTCCTTGAGTTTCTGTAACGTTTATAGTTATTGAAGTGCCTGCTACGTTTGCACTTGTTACTATGCCTTGAACATAGTTAATTCCATTTTCGGCACGAACTTCCATTCCTGCCTCTATCTGAGTACCTGCCAGAAGAGTAAACGACTTACTACCGGTAGAAATAGTATGTTCAGTTTGGCTTAACCCAAAGAAATCTGTTCCTCTCAAAGCCCCTACAGCTTGGGTGGAAGAAAGGGAGTTTTCTGGATTAGAAGTTCCGGTTCTTCCTACAAGCTGAGGGGGCAATACAGTATACGATTCATTTGCAAAAACAAAATCGGCGCTTCCTGTTTCAGAGTCTATTTTAACAAAAGCGTTTACACTTGAAGTTCCGCCTTTTGCAAGCTCTCCAATATGGTCTGTTTCTACATCGCCTCGAGGCAGAGTTTGAATAAATGTTGTAACATACGGAGATTTATTTCCTTTAAAACTTATAGTTCTACAGTCAAATCTGTATGTTCCTTCTTCTACATCGTTAAATATGGCTTGAAGCTGCGAAGAGCTATAGAAAAGAGGGCTAGGAACGTTGGGAATATTATGACGAAGCTCATATTGACTAATAAACTCAAAATCTTCTGGAGCTTCCCAGCTTACTGTAATTGATCTAGAAAGTCCTGTGGTTGTTGTATTCTTTTCTCGCGCTGCAATATACTTGGGCGAAGGAATATTGTCTGTTTGTTCGCCATTAAAAATATTATCAGGTATTATGCCTAGCTCATAGTCTTCTTCAATAGCTCTATATTTTTCATCATAGTACTCAAGAGCACTCATCTCATAAGTGCCTTGGTCTGTGGCACTCATGCTAATTACTTTGTATTTCTTTGTTGATCCAAATACGTCTAAGCCTCCAGACTTTTGAACCAAAGCCCACATTGTTGAAGGCTGGGGCTGCTCTTCTAAGTCTGTAGTAACAGTAATTACATCCGTATCAAATGGCGCATTAGTAGTAACGACATCATATGTCTTTACGTAGCTATAAGGCTTCCAAGTAAGAGCAATAAGCTCCCCTGCCGCAGTAGGACTTGTATAAGCATTTGAAGCTCTTTCTGCTGTATTAATATCTTTTGGTGCTGAGCCCCAAGAATTATTTTCAAATACCCATGCTTGTGGAACTCGATCTCCTCGGGAGTATTCAATATCCCCTAAGTCTACAAAATCTCCGTCACCGTTTACATCAATTACAATATCTGCACTTGTGAACGCTGCAGGCTCTGTAACAAGCAGATTTAGTTCATAAGTAGAATTATCTTCGATAGTAATCGTTCTATCAAGCTTAACTTTACGATCATTTAATGGGTCAGTTACAGTATCTGTAATATCAGGTGTGTCTGAGGCTATTCTGCCACTTAGAGTGTTGTCATAACGGTCTGCATCCTGAACATTGATAACGTCCCCAGGACGAACATAAGCACCTTGCTGTCCAGTAGAAAAAGAAACAATTTCACTCTGATTTTGCGAAGTCCATAGCTTCCATTTACCATATCGAATAGCTTGACCTTCAGAAGTTGCACCAAATGCTGCGGATGTTAAAGTATCTACTCGTCCAGTTCGAACAATAGCATTTCGATCCTCTACAATTAAGGGAGCTATTTCATAGTTCAGAGATGGATCATTCCAAGTTACAACTACTTGGTTGACTTTTGTCTGATTACTTGCAGATTGGTATGCAAATTCTCCGTTAATAACGTTTCCTTTCGAAAACGTTGCGACAGGGCTTGCTGGAGTATCAGGAACTACAGTAAGTTGAGTGTCCATCCAATAGAGTATGCCTCTAAAGATGGTAGCCATATCTTTAAGAACTTTATAGGCTTGTGCAGATTTTGAAAGAAAAAGATTAGCTCTAAAACGAGGTTCTACTCCTCCATTTCCGTCGTCTACAAGCTCGTCACAGTATCTCGCAATTCTATATAGAGCGTATTCATCAATATCACTCGTATCAATATACTGACCAAGACCGTATCGAGGATCTCTTAAAATATCATAAAATACCCACGCAGGGTTATCTGTGAACCATCCCTGCCTAAATGTTCCATCCCAAAAATTATCATATTTTGCTTTTCTGTTTCCGCTACTATCAAACTCGTCGGAATACTCTCGAGGAGTATAAGAGGTAGGAATTCTAATTAACTTACCTCTAAGATCGTAGCTCAGCTTTGGAGCTGAACTAAATTGAGTAGTATCAAAACTTATAGCAGAGTGTGCAGTATACGGATAATACAGTCTATCCTTAACAGTTACAAAAATACTTCGAATAACTGCAGTGCTATCTCCTGCATTATATCGACCTTCTTCTGGCTGACCGTCTTCATTTAAAATATCCGTGCCATCAATTCGAACAGCGTCTCCAATATGACGAGTAAGACGAGCAAGACGAACTTTAAAATCGTAAAAAGGAGTTTCTCGCTCTTCTCTAAAAGACTGTAGATCAATATATACACTAAAAGACAGAGGAGCAGTAAACTCCGCAAAGTGTCGTATAACGGATTGAACAGATTGATATTCTCCAAAGTCTCCGTTTTCGGTGTCTTTGAAAGCAATGTCAAGTCTATAAAGTGCGCAGTTTTTGCCTGTGTTTCCTGTAGTTGTGTCAGTATATCCTAGACGAGGATATCGAATTTCAAACTCAAGAAGATCTCCCTGAGTTCTTACAAGCTCTCTCTGGTTTGCGTCAAATAAGTCTGTTGTTATAATGACAGGAGAGCCTGCACCGTCCGCGGCATTTGTAGGACCGTCTCCATAGCCAGTTGTTGAGTATAGAGTTATTCCTTCTTGGTCGGCTACACTTTGCTGTAGCTGTTTTAATTCTGTTTGAGTCGGGTCTGTTGCAGTTCCTATATTAAGACCTCCGCCTACACCTTTCCAAGTGTTGACAGGATTTTGAACTAAAGAACCATCTCTAAATTGAATATTTAAATTACCAACTTTTGGCTCTTCTACTGGAACTATAGGAATTGTATCCTCTGGAGGAATAAAAACAGCTCCAAAAGACATAGTATACGTTCCTGCATCGGGAGTTATTCCATCTCTTAAGATAATAGAGGTTTCAGTAATACTTTTTACAGGAGTCGTGACAACTTTGTATACTTTAATATTGTCGCCTACTACTCCGGGAGATATTAAAGTGCCTCCAAGCGTTATTGTTCCTGTTCCGTTTCCTAAGTCACCAACTGTTATAAGTCCACCAGCAAAAGTATTTGTGTTATCGTCTGCATTCGTTACTTTAAAGCCAAGTAAAGAACCGCTACTTACATTAGCAAATCCATTGTCTTCCGTAGCAAAAGTTCCGTCTAAAAAGCTATTTCCAGTAAGATCGGAAATACTTAGTGTAACAGTTTGATAAATATTATAGTTTCGAGTAACTCCTGTTATTTCAAATTCTGCTACTTCTAACTCAAAAGTTGCATTTAGAGGATTGACATCATCATAGTCGCCAATCTGATCTTCAGGAAAATTAGAGTCAGGAGTTCCTGTTTCAGAGCTTCCAGGAAATGTTACTTCTTTTATTCCTCTAAACGCTTGAGGAGTTCCTGTTGCAGGAGCAGCATCGTCTGAGCCGGTTTCTAGACCTCCATCAAATTGTTCTGCTTTATCTGGATCTATAACTCTTGCATTATTAAAATATACGGAAGCCGCGCCCTCTGTAAGGCCCCAAATAGGGCCTTCACAGATTGCTTCCACAATTTGCAGCCGTTGTTGGGACGAGTATCCGGGAACGCGAGGAGCGTTTAACGGACTAAAATTAGGCCCTAACCTAACGTCAAAGGGTAAATTAAAATCTGTCATTTATGGTCCTCCGTTAAATCCTGTTTGAATATACCCTAAGTTTATTACGTCTGCAGGATCTGTTTCGTCACTTACATTAAACTGTTGGTTCTGTCCGGGAAGTTCTGGAACAATTGGTCCAATATTATCATATCTATCAAGGCCGCCACCTCCGCTGTTAACATCTGCAGGGTCTGCCGCTCCCGTGTTATTTGTAGCATCATCAAGTATAAATCCATATCCAAAGCCAGAAGAGTCGAGATATGTGCTATTTGCGTTTCTTAAATGAAAATCTATAGGCTTTCCTGGAACTCGTAATCTACCATACAAAATAGGGACAGGATCTCCTTCTAAAATTGTCTGCGCAGATCCTTGAAAAAGATAGCTTGTGTCATTTTGTATATCAGCACTATCTACTGCAGGGTCTGGTGCCATAATTTCTGCTACACCGGCTAATGCGATAGTAGCACCTATATATAAGGCAGCCAGCTGACCTGTTGATCCGGCTCCGCCAAGAAAAGCAACGGCAGGAGGGTAGTAGAGCGATACAGCTATTATGACAAGCCCTACAATTATTTTTCCAATATCCGAACCAGAGCCTGCAGGAATTGGAGAAACATACATATCTCCTTCCTGAAGCTGAAGTAAAAGCTCCGACTCATCTTCCACCGGATTTTCACCCCATTTACAAACGAATCCAATATTGTTTTCATTACAGTCCATGAAATAATCATGTAATGTAGGATCGTTTGCACTTAAAAGACGAAAAAGGTCTCTAAAACTATCTACATTTAGTGTAAGCTCAGAACCAAATCTATCGGCAAGCTCTCCTTCTAAATATACTTTACGCTTCATATCTATAAAATCCTGTTACGTGTCTTGCCCAAAAAGGATATAGGCTTTCTTTACACGATAATCTGTTTTCTGCATGATGAAAAAAGATATCATTTCCTAGAAAAACTCCAATGTGATTATTAACGTTAGATTTAATACTAAACAGTATTAAATCGTGTTTTTCCGGAGACTCTACCTTTTTAAAGCCTTTTTGAATTACGGCTTCTTCAGTCATATAGTCTAAATTAGACTCATACCAATGTTGTTTGTAAACTTCCCTAGGAACTATTTCAATTCCTATAGAAGCATAATAGTCTCTGGCGGCTTCATAGCAATCAGCAATACCAAACTTATACTCTCTTCCTACCAAAGGATTAAAATTCTTTTTTGGCTGAACTATATTTAAGTCCATACTTGGATAACTAAAAATATAGTAAGGTATACCTAGGGCATTACAATTACTTATATCCCAAGGAGAAGGCTCATTTGATTGCTCTACATGACTATGAACTATTCCTATAATATCTGTTTTTTGCTTTACTTTAAAATAGTCTTGTGGACATAAAACAAAATCTTTGTCATCTTCTGCAAGATTTTTACAAGGAAACCACTCTTTCTTTCCTTTTGTTACTCCAATTATTCCACAACCTTCTCGAGGATACTCTTCTGCGAAGTGTTTTTCTATTTGATCAATCATCAATTACCAAACTTTCTACTTCCTGGAAACCCTCCAAAAGGAAGGGGTGTTAAGCGATTTATAGTTTGAGAAAGCCCCTGTTCATCGGTAGCAGGACCTTGATACCGAACTTTACAAGAGTTAAGTGTTTTTCCGCAAATATCTATTCTTTTCCAATACCGGCTTCCTTCTATAGGTAATTTATTCTGGTGTGGTGTAATACATTCCCATATTTTTATAAAAGTTCCTACTGTATACGATATTTGATCTGTTAATCCGTAAGACGTGCCGCTGTTCCAAGTTCCTTTCCATTTTGGATTATCTGTTGAGTTTGTATAAATTTGGTTATCGTCAATATCAAAAAAGTATTCTTGTGCACTTGTGTTACTCCAAGTGCATCCAGATCTTTGGTCTGCATCTATTGCTAATCCTTGATATTTCCAAGGACAATATTTTCCTATAACTTTTCGGGCAGGAAGAGTTACTCTTTCTAGATCGAAGGGAGAGACAAGCTCATAAGTTACATACATATTTGTTTCTTGAATAACTCTGTCTAGCACATACTTTCTTTTAGGAAACTCAACAGGCAGTGCGGGTGTATCTCCTACTCTATACGTATTTTTAAAAAGAGTGCTCCTTTCTACAATTGTTGCTCCGCAGATGTCTTCTGGACGATAAATTGCGTTTGATTCGAGTATCTGAGACCAAGTATTTTCATCACTATCTCCGTCTGCATTATCACCAAAAGTTCTTCCAAGAGTAACTAAGTTTGCGACTAGTAACTTAGGTCGATTGTCCGGACCGTCTGCTTTTTGTTCTGCTTTTTCCATTTTCATAGGAATAGCAACATATTCATTTAAAGCATTTCCGGCTTGATTCGGAAAGTATATATTCTGTAAACTTTCATCTAGTCCTGTAGTAAGGTATACTGCAGGGCTTGTTTGACCTTGCAGAGTTACTTCATACATGTAAATTATAGAGTCATCTATGCTTTGTAGTTGAACTGTATCAATTAACGTGCTCATGGCTCGTAAACTCTCCTAAAGTTGGTTTGAAGACTATGTGCGTTGTCGTTTTCATAGCTTGTAGAGTATTGCTCTGTAGCAACTTTTATTGTCTCTCCATTAATTACAACATCAAAGTTTGCTGCCGTTTTATTATCTAAGAAAGCTGCCAATACTTTTATTTCAGCATTTGATCTATATTTAAATGCTACTCCAAACTCTTCCATTCTCGGATTAATTCCTGAACGAAGTCTTTGCTCGTATCCATCTCCAAATTTTGCGGTCAAAACGTTCACTTTTGTAGTTCTTCGAATGTTTCTGTCAAAGCCGAACTCAAAAGTTGTAGTGTCTGTGTATCCCGATCCAAATACTTCAGTTAATACTTCGGTATCTGTGATATTTGTAACAAGACTTGTGATTTCTCCTTGTGCTAGATCTTCTGCAACGTCTTGCTTTTGTATTGTCAGAGAATAAGTTGCCATTACACTGCTCCTATGCCACTAAGCATACCGCCAACTCTTTTCTGGTTGACCAATTCTTTCTGAACGAGCAGTGAAATTCTCTTTCCTAAGTTTTCAGCATCTTGTCCGTCAGTTTGTGTATCTGTGCTGCCGTCTTGATTCATTACAACATTTACACTTACATTATTTTGTTGCATTCCACCTGCACTTCCTGACATCTCTACGGGAATAGACTTTCCATTTGGAAGAGGAACTACTGCTTCTGTTCCATGTAGCATTACAGGGTAGCCTCCCTGTGCGCCTTTTGAGATTCCTCCGGTAGAGTATCCTTTCATTGGGCCGCTTGGAGTAGAGATACCTCCGGTTCTGAAACCAAATGTTGATATTGCAAGCATTTGAGTATTTGCTGCAATCGCAAAAGTATTTGCAGCCAAAGCCGTAGTAATTGCTACTGTTGATGCCGCAGTTGCCGCAGTATCGGCAGTTGTTACTGTAGACTGAAACAATTGCGCAAGCTGTAAAGCAGCAGTAACTAAAGCTAGTGCGGCGGCGGCTTTTTCATTGCCTGTTAATGCTGCAACGGTTGCTAAACCTGCTGTAACTGCAGATGCCGTATTAAGATTTAGCTTTTTAGTCGCTTCAGTATTTTCTTTCGTTGCTTTTGTAGCAGGATCTTCTGCTAGTCCGCCTAAGTCTCCTCCCACAGCCCCAGTAGTTGCTGCGGCCTCTGCTGATGCAATTCCTCCTCCTAAAGGATTTTCAACCATTGTAACATAGACAGGTTTTGCAGGACTTGCTCCGAGGCCCATTCCGTCAAGACCTGCCATACCTGCATCCATAGAAGTCCCAGTAGCTAGAGCTCCGGGCGCAGGCTTACCCATACTGGGATCCATTGTTAGATTTCCAAGAGGGTTTGCAGTAGCGTCTTGATTTGTTAGATACGCAGGATTTACTGTATTAACTTCATCAAATTTTTTAGAACCACCTAAAGAAGGTAAAGATATTTTACTTCCAACAAACTCTAAGAATCTATTTGCAAGCTCATCTGCAAGAACTTTACGGAAGCTTTGTAGAATACTTGTCGCAAGATCCGCGATTGCTTCTTTTGCGCTTTTTGCTCCGTCTATAACCTGATTGAAAGCATCCCCTAAACCTTGAGAAAGAGTATCAAAAGCAGCATCTAAGGCTACAGACACAGGCTCTAAGTCTTTGAGCTTCTGCTCAAGTTCTGTAATATTCTCTGTCAGGTCTTTTACGCCTTCTTGAGTTTCGCTGTTTATTGCTCCAAACAAACCTCCGAGAATTCCACCTTCTACATTTGCGAACTTCTGAATAGTTCCATCCGCACCTACAATAATTTCAAGATTTTCTGCTCCGAGCGCCTTCTTGAGCTTGTTGTAAACTCCTATAGACTTGTCTAAGGCTTTTGCTCTGGTTTCTGCCTCTTCACTTATAGGTTTTAGATTTCCCTTTTCGTCTCTTGCAGGAGTTCTAAGTTCGTCTGCTAGCTGTTGAGCTTCTGCCGCTAAATAAGCATATTTTGCATCCAGCAGAGCATACTCAATAGCAACATTGAGTTTCTTTTGATCCGCTTCTGCTTTTAAGAAAGTTTTGTTTCGCTCAAGACGTGCTTTTTCAGTCTTTATCTGATCTTCAAGCGCGCGTCGATCTTCAAAGAATCTGCCTGTTCGACTTTTGTTTCTTTCACGAGCGTTCGCTCTTAACTGACGATCTTCTTGACGAGTTAAAACATCATTTTGACGTTTGATAATATCGAGTTTCTTTTGTTCGATACTAAGAGCTTCTTTTGCAAGATTTATATTGTCTTGCTCGAGTCTATATTTGTTTCTGGCAGCATCTTCTTGGTCTGTTCCTAAAGCGGCTATTTGTGCATCAATATCTGCAATTCTTTGTTTTTCTGCAGATTCATCTTGAAGAATTAAACTTGTAAGTGTTTTTTGAGCATTCAGAGTCTTAATCTTTTCTTTACGAACTTGCTGCTCTTGTGCTATTTGTATAGAAGCAAATCCAGCCCCTGTTGATGCAAGCTTATTAATTCTTTTAAGAATTGTTTCTTGCTCCATTTGAATAGCTTTTGCCTGTATAAGACGATCTTCACTTTTTTCAAGAATTTCATTATACTGCGCTTGAGCGTCTGTTAGTTGTTGTGCATCTTCAATAGGCCCTTTAAAAGCGTCTCCAAGTTTATCTTTTAAGAATTCTGCTTGTTTTATAACTCCAGGGAACTCTGCTTCTAAATCGTCTAGTCCTATAGTGCTTAGCTCTACAGGGACTTTTACTCTTTTTGACTGAAGAGGTGCTGAAAAATTGCCCTCAAGCCGATAGACGTTTGATAATTTTTTAGCGACTTCTTGAATCGCTGAGTCCGCTTCAATAGAAAATTGCTTTGCTGCTCTAATTGCCGGAGAAAAAGGAGTCAGCTGCTTAGACCCGAGCTTAGCACTTTCTGCATCAAAAGTATTTAAGGCTTGTGTAGCCGCTTCAATACCAGAAGCAAGGCGTCGCTGCGGTTCCGTTGCTGCTTGAAGCTCTTTGTTGAACTGAGTTATATCAAGATTACCTCCAGACTTAATTATACGATTAAACTTTTCGTATACCATCAAAAGTTCTGGCATCTCTTTAAAAGCGCCGCTTGCTTGAAGCTCTGCATAATTTCTAGTGAACAGGTCTTTGGCTTCAGTTTGGTTTACTTGCCCATACTGTTCCATTGCCATATTTACTTTCATTTGTGCCGCTTCTAGAGCTTTTGCTGCTTGGTTTCGGAGTCTAACTCTTCTAACCAAAGAACCTCTTTCTCTTCCCTCTCTGCGTGCGTCTACTTTTTCTTGTTTTGCATCAAAGTCGCGTTGCGCCTCTAGTTGAGCATCAAGAGCTTCTTTAAGAGACTTTGATTGCTCTTTTTCTGTAGCGTCTTGTAACTGGCCAAATGCGCCCGCAGTAGTATCAACTATACCTGACATTACTTCTAGCTCTCTTACAGCTTTAGTGATAGGATTAGTTATAGTTTGCATTTCTTTTTTGAAAGCAGCAACAATAGCTGTTGTTTTATCAAAAGACTTTGCTGCTTTGTCTACTTTCGTTTCTACTCCTCCGAAAAAGTTAAATAAATCTGGAAATATAAAAGTAAGAAGAGAAAAAGCACCTAACGCAAGACTGAGAGGGCCTAAAAGCCGATTGAAGACTGCTGTTAAAAACTTACCCGCGCTTCCTAGGCTTTTCATGCTTTCAGCAAATTTAGGAATTGCGCCTTCTGTTCTCTTTATATTTGAGAGTAGTAATGCTATACCGCCTGCGGCAGTTCCAATTGATCCAATAGCAGAACCTTTGTCAATTTTATCGAGAGTTTTCTTTTCTACTCGAGCGCCTACCGCACGTCGCTTATCTCTGTTTGCTTTTTGCCCTGCAGCGCCTACTGCGCCCGTTCCTACAACTGCACCTCTTGCGGCTATAGCTTGTAGCTCTAAGACGGCTGCTTTCTGTTCTTGAATTGCCGCGAGCTCTGCTTTTTTGGTAGCAAGAAACTGTTGAGAAGCCTGCTTTTGGAATCCGCTTAAGCTTTTTATTGCAACTTCAGTTTTTTTAATTTCTGCTATTCGTCTTCCTTCTGCTATTTTTAAGCTAGTTACTGCTTTTTTGTAGTCGGTAAGCTGTGCTTTTCCTGACTTAATAGAAGGGGCTAAAGCTTTGAATCCTTTTGGAAGAAAGTCAAGAGTTTGAATTTTTTGAGCAGCTATACTATACTCACTTTGTATAGCCATTGCACTAATTTTTGCTGCTCGAGCTGCTTGTGCAAAAGACGCTGCTGATGCCGCGGACAGTTGAGATACTGCAGGGACTATTTGACTTACAATAGTTGTTCCAAATAAGCCAAGAGCACTAAACAAGGCTGTAGGGCTTTCTGAAAGAAACTCTACTACAGGAATTAATCCTTTATTTACAAGCTCCAGACTATTTTTTACTAAGTCGTCAAAAGCAGAGGAAAGTCTATCATAAGGGTTTGGATCAATTGTTTGAGCAATCTTTCCATATTTATCAATACCTTGTGTAATAGTTGCATTCAAAAACGCTTGTTGACGTTCAAATTGTGTAAGTTCGCCCGCTGTCTTGTTTAACTTAACTGCATAGTCCCGAGTAGCTTGGTCGAGTCGAACAATAATACCGAGTTCGTCTAAAATTTCCGGCTCGAGCTTTGCAGTACCACGAACAAGACGATCAAGAGCGTCAGGTAAGTTTCTACCCAAAGCAATTGATGCACCAGTTGCTACTTTTGTTAATTCTTGAAGCTGTTGAGTACTAAAATTAGAAGAGGTTGCAATTGCAGTCGCACGAAGAGCTGCTTCAGTTGAAATTGCTTCTCCTGTAATGGCTTTAAGATTATCTGCAATTCCGGGCAAGTTTTTACCGGCAGCAATACCAGTATTTGTTAAACTTGTTTCAAGCTGTTTAATTGCAGCGTTTCGACTAAGAACACCAAAAGCCGCACCGATGGCAAAAACGTTCGCAGCAAAGGTTGCGTAGATAGGAACAAGACCGCCTACTACACCGGCCTGTTTTGAAAATGCTTTTGTAGAGTTTGCAGTATTTTGAGCGGCACCCTGAGCGGCACGATACCCTTGACGAGTAGATGTATTGAGCTGGTCCTGGCTAGCCTTTGCACCATCGAGAGCCTTCTTCAGCTTTTTCGTGCTGACAGTGGCTTTCTCCATTTTGCCATTGACCATTACATCAATCTGAATTTTGTTTTTTGCCATTAGCCTTTCACATTATGGGCGTAAGATTTACCCCCACCTGCGGATTTTGCTTTTCTCTCGTCCGCTTTTCTTTTCTGTTCAGCTTTTTTCGCTCGATGTTCTACTAAAATTCCTTCATACATTTTCATTATGTATAAAATTGTTTTTGGGTCAGTAGTTTCGTATAGCTTAAAATAGTAGTCTATGCCGTCCCAATACTTTCCCATATATGTTCCGCTCGTTCCTTCCCAATAATCTGGAAGAAGGCTAAACATAAAAAATGCCACTTGAACTTCTTCGGGCATATCCGAAAGTTCGAGCGGCATTTTGGCAGGATCTGGTTCTTGACCTAACTGTTCACATATAAGTAGATATTTGTCTACATCTATGGCAGAGTCCGCATCGTTCACATATCTAGTTAATAGTGATCGAACAGCCTCTATTTGTTCCCAGTAAAATTTTCCAAGTCACCTACTGTTTCTGTAACCCAGCCGTCAAACGTGCTAGAGTTCTTCATAAGTAACTCGGCGTTATCTTGAGTAAAAGGCAACTCATCGTCGGGGTCAAGCTCTGATACGTCTACCAAAAGAAGCTCTTCTAGGTAACGATATTTTAGTCCAGACCATCCTTTAATTACTGCTTTACAATACTCTGTTAAAAATTTATCTTCATCAAGGACTTCTTCTGGCTGGCGAGTTCTCTTATCAAACTTTGTGCTTACGCACCGCTTTCGCAGTTTAACAAGTTCATCTCGACCTAAATAGGTTAGATCAACGTCCATCCCTGTAAAGCCAGGAAAATCAATACTTACTGTTTTACTTGGAGTCAAAAGACTCGATAAAGAAACTGGTGAATCACTCATTTTTTGCCCTTTTATATTAACGTGGAAGATTCTATTGTGTAATTATAGTTGAGTGGGAGTAAAATGTCAAGAATTATTTTTTTAAGGTCAATAAAAAAGCGGACCGAAGCCCGCTTAGAAGTTTAAGATATTTTAATTATT